CCGCTGCCAGTGCCTTTTGTCCGGCCTCACCGAGGCCAGCGGGGACGTCGTCGGTGTGCTCGGGTTCCGTCGCGGTCTCCGGCTCGGTGACGTCGGTGGTGTTCTCGTCAGCCATCGCGGCTGTCCTTCCGTTCACCCCGCCCTCGCGGCAGGGACACTCAAGGCCGGCTAGACGATGTAGCCGTAGCGGCGCAGCAGTTGAAGCTGCTCATCGCGCCCGGACGCCTGCCGGAAGATGGCCTCCGGCGTGAGGCGAGGCGTCGTGGACCGGCTGTAGCGCTGACCGGGGAAGCGAGCGAACTCGCCGCCCGCGCGCCGCATCCGCCGCCCATACAGACCGCGGCGCGTGATGCCCTCCGTCGTCGTCGACGCACCCGGACGGGACATGCCGCGGCGGGCGTTCACGACCTGCCCGAGATCCGCGCCTGAGCGGATCGCATCAGCACCGGCGACGGTGAACACCCGCCGCTGCTCCTGCTCTGGCAGCCGGTCGAACAGCTGCTGCGGCGTCGGCACGCTCGGCCACTCCCGCTCGCGCAGCGGCAGGGTCTGGCAGTCGCAGTTCGGGTGCCGCAGGAAACCCTCGCTGTAGCGGTACATCTGCCCGGACAGGACGATGCACCGGGAGCAGGCAGGCAGCTGTACGACCCGCACGTAAGCGACACAGTTGCGGTTCGCCGCCATGCCGACCCGGTCGGAGGAGCGGGCCGTGTCGGCGATCGACGTGGACGCGTACCGGGCCATGTCGGCGAGGCCACCCAGCATCGCTTCTTCAGGCAGCATCCCGGCCGCCAGCCGCCTGCGCACGCCGATCGCGGGCAGGAACAGCAGCGTTTCCAACGGCCCCCCATCCGGGGCCACACCAGCGAACGCCGCTGCAACCAGTGCTGCCTCGGCGACCGCCGAACCGCCCTGCGCGGCCATCTGTGCGGCGATGTAGGCCTGCGCGGCGTCCGCCACCGTCAGCTGGCCCTCGGCGACCGCTGCCACGATCGCCGCGCCGGCCGCGCCTTCCAGATCGTCCTCGATGGTGGCCGCAGACATGCCCTTCCACAGGGCCTGCACCTGCTCCATCACCGCACGGATCACCGACGTCACCTGCGTATAGCGGGTGCGGCCCAGCTCAGTCGGCGTCGCCATCGTTGCCCGCCGCCGTCACATCCGGCTTCGGCCCGAACAGGCTCGCCGGGTCGCCGCCGAGGACCCTCTCCGCCGCCTGCTCACGCAGCTCACGCCACTGAGCAATCTCCGTCTGCGACGCACCCCAGCGCTCCCACAGCGCCTCATGCGGCACCCCGAGCGTCGACATCTTCACCAGGGCATCGACGAGCTCACCCTCGGTGCGGAACTCCGGGTTGTGCCAGATCACCTCGACGCTGGACAGGTCCCGGGTGTCGCCCGCGGCCTGCAAGTACAGGCGCACGACCTCCTCCAGGCCCTCCCCGAGCGGCCGGCAGCGCTGACGCACCTTCGCCACCAGGCCGGACTCGGTGGCCTTCAGCGTCTCGCCGTTGACGTTCGACAGCTTGCCCAGCAGGTACTGGGCGGGCGTGCGCGTGCGCGCAGCCATGTGCTGCACGTCCGCCTCGATCGACGCCAAGTACGGGCCGAGGTCGGTCGCCGAGAACTCGCCGACCTTCACGTTCTCGTCCTCGACCACCCACAGGCGGTCAACGGCCGCCTTGAACGGCTCGATCGGCTGCCCGTTGTCGTCCGTCGGCACCTCGTAGCCCGTCATCCACCGCTGCCGGAACGCTGAGAACTCCTGCGCCATCATCCGGTCGATCAGCGTCTTGTTGATGCGGTCCTGGACATCCAGGACGTCCTCGATCTCGCTGTGCGCCTCACCAAGCAGGTCGGGACGGTTCTGAATCTCGATCAGCGGGACGACACCCAGCACGTTCGGCGCCGGCCACGCCTCCCCTTCGACCTCGCGCTGCACCCACCGCGGCTTCGCCACGCCCTTGGGGGGCTTGGGCGCCTGGAACTTGTACAGCCCGTCGGGCAGGTACACCGTCGCCATGAACTGGCCGGTCCAGTCGTCCAGCCACGTCTTCAGCCCTGCCGCGCGTTGTCGGCGGCTGCCCGGCCGGTAGGCGACGATCGCCTGAGTCGCATCCTCCGCCGTGATGATCGGCGTCGAAGTGTCGTCCGGGTTCGGCGCCACGAGAGCGAACGCCCGGCCCACCTTCACCGCCTCCGTGATCAGCAGGTCGGAGTCGGCGTCCATGGAGGATGCCTGCCAGATCCGCCACGCCTCCTGGTCGCCGACGTCCTCGTCGCCGAACCGGAAGCCGTCGACCTGGATGCGCTCGGCCGTGGCGTCCACGACGAGCCCGGTGTAGTTCGAGCGGGACTGTTTCAGCAGCCGCTGGAACGCCGACCGCGCCTTCTCCTGGATCATGGGCAGTGGATGGTCGCCCGAGTAGTACTGGCGCATGCACTCGGCGTACTCGCGGCGCTCCTGCAGCTGCGTCCACAGCCGCTCCAGCCACCACTCCGGCGACTCAGGCTCCAGCTTCTGCGACAGGGCCACCAGGCACCTCCCGTCAGAATCCGACAGCCACCCGAGACTTCGCCTTCGGCCTGCGCAGATAGCCGTCCAGGCCCATCACCGTCGCCGCGATCCCGTCGATGCGGGCCTGCGACTTCTTCCGGTCCGGCTTGGTGGGCCGGTAGTTGTCGTTGCCGTCCGCGATCGTCTCCACGCAGCCCGCCATCCAGCGCAGGATCGGATGACCGCCATGCCTGAACTGCTGCTCCAACAGCAGCCGGTCCAGTTCCTTGCAGGCTGGCGACAGGCCGAGGAACGTCTGCGAGATCGGCGTCACCTTCACGCCGCGCTTCGTCTCGCGGTCCACGTTCTGCACCAACTGGCCTGCGAACATGCGGTCGTAGCCGATCCACTGCATGTCGAAGTGCTTGCAGTCCGCGAGGACCTGCTTCTCGATCGTGTCGTAGTCGATCGCGTCGCCCTCGGTCAGCCGCAGGAAGCCCTCGCGCGCCCACTGCGCCAGAGGCACCTGCATCTGCCGCTGCAGCTCCTCCAGCCGTTCCGACGGCAGCCAGAACCGGGACACCAACTCCAGCTCGACGCCCGGCTGCTTCGACTCCACCGCCAGCACCCACGCCGACAGGTCCGACACCGCCGACAGGTCCAGGCCGCCCCACGCCCGACGCCCCTTCAGCACGGTCTCGTCGACCATGCCTGCCACCCGGTCCCACGAGCGGACGTCGATCCAGCGGGTGGATGCCTTCTCGCGGATGTTCAGCGACAGCCGCAGGAACGTCGGGAAGTACGAGGGTGTGGCCTGCGCCTTGTTCGCCTCGCGCCGCAGGTAGGCCAGCGTCGGCGACGTCCCCAGTCCTGGGTTGGCGCGCCGCCACGTCGTCTCGTCGAACGGGTCATCGGTCTCGTCGGCCGCCCAGATCACCCCGTAGTGCGCCGGGTCCTGGACGACGTTCTCGGCGACCTTGCGGGTGTACGAGTGCTTCTCGTCGTAGATCGAGCCCTCTTGCGCGTCATCCGCCGTCGTGATGAACACGATCAGCGGCTGATCACGCGCGCCCGTACCCGTCTCGATCGCGTCGATCAGGTCCCGGGACTTGTGGACGTGGACCTCGTCGATCACCGCACCCGACACGTTCAGACCGTGCGCCGTCTCCGCGATCCGGCTGAGCGCCCGGAAGACGCCACCGGTCCGCGGCACCCGGATCACCGAAGTGAGCACCTCGGCGCGGCCCTTCACCGCCTTCGACGTCTGCGCCATCCGCTTCGCATCGTCAAACACGCGCTTCGCCTGCTCCAGCGAGCCGGCCGCCGCATACACCTCCGCGCCGATCTCCCGGTCCGCCAGCAGCAGCGCCAGGCCGATCCCCGACGACAACGTCGACTTGCCGTTCTTGCGCGGGACCTCGATCCATACAGCGCGGACCACCCGCACGTCCCGTTCAAGCTCCGGGTCATGCCACAGCCAGCCGAAGACCGGAAGGATCACCCACAGCTTCTGCCACGGCGCCAGCCGCAGAAAGGTGCCGCCCCAGCGGCCCTTCGTGTGCTTGAACGACTCGATCGCCCGTAGCGCCCGGCGGGCCGCGTCCACGTCGAACCAGGCGCCGTCCTGCTCAGGCATCTGAAACGCCGACACCAGAGGCCGCGACAGCAGCGCGTCCGCGATCTCCGCGTCGTCCATGCCCAGTTCGTGCAGAGCCGCGCGCGGAACCGGCAGCCCCTCGGAGCAGTCCTCGACCGAGAGCTGCTCAGTCGAAGGGATCGTCTTCGTCGCCATCGTCGCCACCCTCCGGCGGCGTCAGCCGGCCCCGAGCAGACGGCGACAGCCCGAGCTCCCCGATGTACGTCTTCAACTGCGTCCGGTACTGCGACGCGATCGTCGTCAAAGGATTCCGGCACGGCCCCCGCTGCCCCATCGTCACCAGACCCTCGATGCTGAGCTGCCGCTCGCACCACTCCAACCGGGCCACACACACGCAGTAGTCCACCGCCGTCGACCGGTCCACCGACGTCAGGCCCGCCATCATCTGCAGCACCGGCACGACCCGCTGCCACTCG